TTCTACAACTTCCCCTTGTGCGTTGGGGTCGGCAGCTTTCTCTACTTCATCAAATCTTTCAACTAACTGAAAATTAGCTTCGCCAGATTTAATTCTTAAATACTTAATCATTTTTATCTCTTTTGTCTATATCTTTTTTGTGTAGGTCAAAGGTCATATCATTATAGATAGATAGGTCATGATAGTTATCTGCTTTATAACCCTTGGTAGTCCTAAATAATTTGAGTGTCATCATGATTTGTCCTACTTGATATGGTCTTAATTTTTTTTTTAAATTCGGTGCTAATATTAAAGTAAATAGCTCTGCAAGTATAGTGAAATTGTATTGGTAATCGCCATAATCTTTCTGACGATCTGCTACAATCTTCTTCTTAATCTCTTTTTCTATGTCTGTAATTTTCATATTGTTTTAAAGGTATGGCAGAAGAAAACAAATAAGAGGGAGCATTACCAGAAAGGGAAAGAGGTAATATGATTCGCTGCTCTAAAAAAACTTCCACCACACCATTTAACTACAATTAATAATTGTAGTTGTTTTTGTTATAACCTGATCCTTGACCTTTTGCAAACCTGTTTGGTGCAAAAGATGGTTGCTGTCCTCTCGGCTTGGCAGACCCTGAACCAGTATTTGATGGTGTCAAGACAACATTGATAATTCCTGTGGGATTACCTTGTTCATCAAGATCATCAAATCCTGCTTGGTTGTACCATGTTTCTCCAATCTTTACACCTATTCTCCAGGTTTTACCCTCTGGTGATTTTGGATTTATTGGTGCAACAAAAGATGGTCGATTATCTCCTGCTTGTTTGTCTTGGTTGTGCGTAAGTTTTATATATATCTTATCACTCATTGTGTTACTCCTTGTGTGTTTAGTTGTGTTTCCATTGTTTCATAAATATTATTTAAATCTTTATAAATCGCAGGATGTTTCTTGATAGCAAGAGTAAACGCATCTTTGTATTTATAGTTCTTTAACTTTCTTAACTGATAAATAGTTTTTGCGTTCTTCATATCATTCTTGATATGATCTATTGCTACTGCATCATGATTGTCATCATGTTCTGTACCACTTGGTTGTGGAATATTGTTAAAAGGTTTTGCCTTGTAGCCATCATCATTGTCTAAACCTGTCTTTAGATTTAGTGCATTTAAGAAAGCATACTTCTTGGCATAAGACATACCATTACCTGTACCAAACTTATCTAGGTTTCCCATTGCACTACACCCTTCAATATCTATATGACTTGTTGGATCTTCAATGTCATGTATCTTCATTGAACAAGTTACCATGATAAAACTTTCTTTAACATAGTTAGTGTAAGTACAAACAGGATATAACCCATTGTTTAGTAATGATTCCATTGCAACCTTTTGTACCTCGTCATGTTGTAATGGGTTAAAGTGCATACCAGGAACTTTCTTTCCTTTTGCCACACCTCCAGCTTCACAAGCTGCCTTATGTAGTTTTTGATATATATTTAGTTTCATATTTTCTCCCTTATTTTATTTTTATAATAATCAAAAGTAGTTGAACTAATTGTCAATACTTTATGTTTTGATTTACTACCATCATCTTTAGTAATATAATCAGGTTTGAAATGTTTATTTATTTCATCCCATGTATCACACTCAATACAAATACCCTCAAGTAAACCTTTTTCAGAATGTGTACAAGTTCTAACACTTTTTTGTTTCATGTGTCTAATCCCCATAGTTGTTTGATTTGTTTTTTTTGGTCGTCTATTAAATCCCTATAATAAAAAGGATGATTTAATTCTGGTGGTTCGGCAAAGGATGATAGCTTTTGTATATCTCCTTTACAAAATATAATTAGTTCTTCCCATGATTTTAATCTTTGTGTTAATAAATTATATTGGTATTCTAAATAATCAGGTCTTAACATATCGTGAGTGTCATCAAAGATTCTGTATTCGTTTTCATTTACATAAAACAAAAAAGGTTTTCTCTTTGTGCAGTGATAGTAAAAAGCTAATTGGTTTATATGCATTGGGTCTGGATCGTTTGGGAGCTGCGTTGATGCCATGTAGTATTCATCTTTGCCTCTCTTCTTTTTGATTGTAGGTGGTTTAGTTTTTGCCTCACCTATCTTATCATTTGATTCGTAATCTATACGACCAATAATATCTATGACCATATCGTTATGTTTGGCAGACACATATCTTTCAGCGACTAACTTATCATTACCAAATATTTCTTTAACACACTTCTTCATGTTCTCGATTGTTGGATGTGCAAAACTAATCATCATCTCTCTTGCTAGTTTATCTTTATCATCTACTGGTGTTGTGTTTTTATTTATTTCATCTAGTTCTTGTTGAAATACATCATCATAGTTTTTGTTTTCTAATTTAATTTTTCTATCACCCTCAAACAAAACCTCACAGGTTAATCTCTGTGCTGTGTTATTAACTAAATTACCAAAAGGAGCTTTGTATCTGATCAAGAATAGTCGTCTCAATTCTTGAGGCAGAGAGTAGTTCAGCACAAACCTGGTAAAGTTTTGACTTGAGGATGGACTCCAATGATCTAGTCCTTGACCACCATTGAAATTTTTAAAATATTCTTTTTGCATTTGTTTTTTCCCTTTCGTTTTCCACATAGATACAGGTAAAATAACTTCTTGTCAAACCTTTTATATGCTATATATACAACCTAATAGTATAACAAATAGGAGAAAAATGACACTAGCTGAATGGCGAAAAAAAGAAGGTATATCACATTATACTTTTGGTACTATGTTAGGTATCAGATCTATAAATCCAGCGACCAACTCGCAGAGATATTGTTTGGAGTCTAAAGAAAAAAGATTCCCTAAACCAAGAATGGTTAAGAAGATATTAGAGGTAACTAAAGGCAAAGTATCTTTGCAAGATTTATATAATGCGTGGTGGATCTATGAAGAAAGTAAATAAGTTTAAATACAAACGAGTAAGAATTTATTGGCAGGACATTGTATCTAATCCAGAGTGGATGACACTTGAGAAAGCAAAGGATCAAGTATACTCTTGGTGTGAGGACACAGGTTATTTATTATATAAGGATCAGAAGAGACTTATAATTTTTGCATCACATAGCTTTGATGATGATGGTACACTAACAGTTGGCAACACTACTACATATCCAAGATCAGTAGTTAAAAAGATTGAGGTACTGAATGACAAACGATAAAATATTTGATGAGATAGGTTGTCCTGATAAATTAAAGGAGTGTCAATCTGAAATCAAAAGACACAAAATGTTTATACAAAAACAAGCTAACATTATTAAGTCATTGGAACTAGAACTAGAGCAAAAGAATAACGAGATTATTATAATAAAAAATAGATGAAATTAAAATTACTTGATTTATTTTCAGGTATCGGTGGATTTAGTTTAGGTTTAGAATCAACAGGATACTTTGAAACAATAGCATTTGTTGAGAAAGATAAATTTTGCCAACAAGTATTAAAGAAAAACTTTAAAGACATACCAATAGAAAGTGAGGTTAGAGATGTCAAAGGAGATAGATACGCAGCAGACATTATTTGTGGAGGATTCCCATGCCAACCCTTCAGTGTTGCAGGAAAAAGAAAAGGAACAGATGACGATAGATACCTCTGGGATGAAACTATTAGAATCGTCAGAGAGTGTAAACCTAGATGGTTCATTGGGGAAAATGTTGAAGGCATTATTAACATCCAAGAAGGCATGGTCCTCCGACAAGTGTGTGATGACTTGGAAAAAGAAGGTTTCGAAGTCCAATGTGTTGTTATTCCAGCTAGCGGTATCGGTGCGTGGCATCAAAGGAAAAGAGTCTGGATCATTGCTCAAAACCCCAACAACTCAAGATGCAAGGATAGGACCAAACAACATAGGAGGCAACAAACACAGAGTAAAGAGAGGATCAATAGCTCTAGCAGATCAGATTTTATTTCCAACTCCAACAACTATGGATCACATAGATCGAAAGGGAATGAGACCATCGAGAGCAGCAACCAATCGAAAGAGTGGTTATTTATCAGAGATGATCAAAATGTACCCAACTCCAATGGCAAGAGATTACAAGGATGTAAGTTTCAACACCACCTGGAAATTGGGAAACAAAGCTCAACCAACGATGGCAAGAACAGTTCTGAAGAACAACAAACTTGGTGGCAAACTCAATCCGACCTTTGTGGAGTTCCTAATGGGGTATCCTATGAATTGGACAAAGATAGAACTAACAGAATAAAAGCATTAGGTAATTCTATTGTACCTCTTATTGCAAGAGAGTTAGGTTTAGCTATAATCAAGGCAGAGACAGATGGCTAGATGGACTTATGCTTTCTCTAATGGAAGCTATAATGATTGGCATAGGAAATATGACAATATTGCTATGATTGATATTGATAGTATTGAGTGTTGTCCACATTGTTATGAGCCACTTGCTATATTAGAGACTTGTTATGACAAAGGACAGAAATACAAAGCTACAACCCTTGCAAACATAGTCGCTAGTCGCCTAAATATACCCTGTTTTTTGGTGTTCTATAAAAATCTGACACCTGATACCCTAACCTTTAGGATCAAGCGTATAACGAGCTGTGAGACAGAGTTTGAACTGATGAACGAGAGCCAATGGGTTGCCATTTTGCTAGACCTCCAATCTAATCATAGGAAAGTATGTAAGTATGGTAAAGACTAGAGGTTTTTTACAATTAACTTATGTATTATATCATCATCTTGATAAAGTATCAGGGGGGAAGAAAGCTAATTGTTTATCTGTCTATTTATCTTTGATGAAATATTGTTGGAAATCTAACAATTATACAGCAGGATTAAGGCACTCTACAATTCAAAAAGACACTGGTCTATCTCGTACTACAATTCACAGAACA